AGAAACCGATTTTGAGGAGCTCATGAAAAACGTTGATTATACGAGATGGCTCCAGGCATTAATTCCAGTGATGCAACCGATTATAGTTTTTGGTGCCTGGTTAGGTTTCTCAATGTTTGATAAAAAAGCAAGTGCCGTTTCCAAATTAATAGCAATTTGCGAACCGATACCAACAATAGATCTGAATGTACCGAGACCTGTTGTCCTGGCATCACTTTACCACTCAACTGATGAAGCGTTAAAGATTTTAAAAGATGTCATAGAATTTTTTCAAGATATAGATATTCCATCAGCTGACGAAATAATAGACGAAATTATAGAACCATTAGACCCAATAATAGAACCTACAAAAGATTTTTTAAATGCTCTATCCGATTGCAGGGATAATGCTAAAAAGAATTTAGGTTTTACATATCCTGTAGCTGGTCCGTTCTGGATTCTATCTTGTATGCAACAAAAAGGATTCAAAATAACTATTGAATATATCAAGGATAAATTCTTTTAATGACTGACCAGTTATTTTTTTTAATCTGGATTGGTTCGTTCTTTCTATATTTTACAATTTATACAATTTGGATTCCTTTGAAAACTCAAAAAAAAATAGAGTCCTGGTTGAAGAGTTCCGAATCTGACGAAACTTTGCTTATGTCCCTGGATGTTATAACAAAAAAAATTCGGGAACAAATGTTAATTGATTTTGAGGAATTTATGTTGCCACAGGCGCGTGAGAGCCTTAAAAAATTCTGGGCTGGTTCCATGGGTGCGGCCGCGAAAGAACTTAAAGGCTCGGAGGAGGGATCGCAACTTTCTTTCTTGCATAATATGACTCAGGATTTGTCAGGTCAACCCTGGTATATCCAGGCGTTGGCTTCTAAAATGTTGCCGATGATAGCCGATGCAACCAATAAGCACCCAAAAAGCACTTCTAAGCAAGAATTAAGCATGGGATTGCAGAAATAAGCAAACTAAAAGCCTTAGAAACACAGAATACCCCCTATTTCACACTCAGAAAAAGGAAAAGATTAGTATATTATATATATTATTTAGTTAATTAATAGTACTAGTAGTAGTACACCGTCTTATTTTTTGTTAAAAAAAACCGTGTGGTATAAATATTACTTTCTATAATCGAAAATATACAAAGGTTTCTGGTAGGTAGAGGGGTATTCAATCAAATATCTATTAATTAAACAACTAATTAATACCCCATTCTACATTGGGGTTATGTGAGTGAGACAAAAAGGAGGGTTGGCCGTCCCGAAAAAACGGATAGTGAAGGAAAGCGAATTATCACAAAGGTGGTAAACGTGAATGCTCCAGTTAAGTTCCTGGAGTTCCTGAAAGCGACAGGCGTGAATAGGTCCGAATTGTTCACCAAGGTCGCGGCATCCTATTATGAGGGTCAAATATGCCAAGTATGTTATACCAAATTGCATAAAACTATAGTAGGATCGCATTGTCCCGACTGTGCGGCAGGTTACTACCGACGAACAGGTGACACCCAGACCCAATGGAGGAGCTTTAACAACTGTCCAGACTGTGGTGAATCCTATTCACATGAGAATCTTTTTGCACAAACTAAACAGGGTTTAGATGGTTGTCAGTCGTGTGGTGTTGTATGAACTGTGAATTTTGCGATAAGCCAAATACAGTTATGCCCCCTGGATTCATTCTTAATGATGGATGGTGGCATATATGCCCAAAATGTAAATCTTCCTGGTATAAAACTTTACTAAAGAGACACAATGAGTGATTATCAACGTGAAGCGATCTTAAGATGCACCAGGTGTAAGCATGAATGGCAGATTCATTATAGACCAGGACAACAATACCCTTGTCCTAATTGTGAAGGGTATACCCCTCAATCTTAAGTAGCTACTCATATACGAGTAACTGTGCCCGTTGGACTGTACACCAGAAAAGGAGCCAATGGCCGCCGAATGTATTTTCGTGACGGCAAATTAATTTCTGAAAAGTCCTATAAAGCGTCGAAAGCTCGTACTCGTTCCACCAGGAAAGGACAAGTGAGGAAAACAGCCCGACGAGCATACAAGAAAAAGAATAATCCAAGGAGTAATTATAAAATGAGAAAAGGAATCCCCCATCCGTCTATCACTGGTATGGCTAGCGGACTGGCAATAGCCGCATACCTAAACGCAGGAAAGACCGTCACGGGTGCTTTTGGTAAAACCTCAATCACTGAGGGAGTAATCAAGGACGTTACTGACGGACAATTAGGGGTCGCATTCAGTACCCTGGCTGGTAATGCAGTTAGTATGATTGGTTCCAACGCAGGAAGAAAGACATTAGTGACTGCTTCAGGTATCGCGCTCTTAGGAGCCTTTGCCAGGAAACAGTTTCCACAACTAAAACTAGGAGGAAGTAAGCTATACTTTAGACTCTAAATGGTAACAACAATATCAAGAACATTTGACAGCACGCCCACGGACAAGGAATACTTTTCCTTAACCGATAACATGAATTCCAGTAATCTGGGTAATATTCAGGTCCCTGGTGGAGCATCACGCATATCCAGGGTCGATTGTGCCATGGATGGATTTAATGCAAAAGGATACCAGGTTGTATGCAGGCTTCTCGGATCTGATTTTTCAGAACAGAACTTTACCATCATGGGAATAGCTGGAGACACAGCTGACGCGGCATGCGCAGTCGGTTTTCAATCTGTTCCAGTAGCATTCGCTATTGGTAATGCAAACAATATAGATTTACAGATTGCAATTCAGATCAGTGGTGGCGGCAGTATGGCGGCAAGTTCTGGCGCAGTAACACTTTACTTCGAGTAAGCCTTGCATGGCTAAAAAGAGAACAGCAACGTTTACGGGACCTGGTCAAGGGTTAAATTATGTAGGTGATCACGCTTACGCTTATTCTGGTGTACTAGCAATACCCGCTAATGATTTAACAACATTATTAAAATTTCATACTGGTAAATCCTATATAGTGGCTAAATGGAATCTTTCAGGTCTATTCTCGGAAGCGGTTAACGGTGAAGTTCAATACGTAATGGAGATTAACGGCCAAGAAATAATTAATACAAAGTATTCAGGAGCTTATGATCATGGTTACGCCGATTATCCCGAACCTATAATTTTACCGCCAAACTCACTTATTGAAACAAAAATGACACATAATCAAGGCGGTATAACAATTAATTTCTCAAATACTATAACTGGTAGAGTTTATGCATGACCCTGGCCGCGTCTAAGTCTATTTCAAGGGTAAAAGACGGGAATATATATGGCTGGAGTGGTTCATACGGTCTCACTTCATCCGCTGTCACTCTACTAAGCTATACGAATCCTTCCTACTTTTACCTGACGCGTATCACCCTGGGTATAGATTGGTCGGGAATTAGTGATGGTGAAATAATAAGTTATACAATTAATGTGGATGGTCAACCACTATTTGTTGAAAAATTTGTAGTCCTGGTTAATAATATTGGTCTACAACCTAAGATGTTTGAGTTTATCATACCTCCTAACAGCACTGTTAAAGTTCAGGCCACTCAGAGCGCTAATAATGGGTCTATTTCGTGTATCCTAACGGGGTATCGAATATGAAGAAAGAAACCGATTTTGAGGAGCTCATGAAAAACGTTGATTATACGAGATGGCTCCAGGCATTAATTCCAGTGATGCAACCGATTATAGTTTTTGGTGCCTGGTTAGGTTTCTCAATGTTTGATAAAAAAGCAAGTGCCGTTTCCAA